AAGTTCTACACTCAGTTCCAGAATGATGACTCTGTGATTGAAGGTGCGAAGCTAGGTGCTCCAGTCAAGACCTGCAAGTTCATCAATATCGGCACTTGGTGTGATGAGTATTTGGGCGATGAAACGCTTCTGAAGCGATTGCGCTCTCGTTGCGGTGACTTCGATGCCAAGATCTTAGTGACGTTTACTCCGCTCCGTGGCTACACTCCCTGCGTAGGTTCTATGCTGGACGGTGCTAAGACCATTGAGAGTTTACCAGCTTCCCTGCTGGACGGAGAGCTGATGCCATACGTTCAAGAGCCATCTGGACGTGAAAACATGGCAGTGGTCTACTACCACTCCGAACGGAATCCATTCTCTAATTGGAAGCGTCTTGCTCGAAATCATGCCAATGCCTCTGTAGAGGAAATTAAGAAGGTGCTGTACGGCTACCCGACAAAGAGCATGACTGCCATGTTCAACACCTTTGACCAAGTGGCACACATTTACGACCCAGAAGAGGAGCATATTGACTTCGCGAATGGCGAATGGACAAACTATCAAGTGATCGACCCTGCTGGTGCGAAGTCGTGGGCGTGTGCTTGGTATGGGGTAAATGCCAAGGGTGACGTAAGACAGTGGGCTGAGTGGCCTGATCGCGCAACGTATGGTGAATGGGCAGTGGAGGGCAAGTCTCAGGTTCGGTCTGATGATGCGGTGACGTGGAAGCGTGGGCCAGCAGCAGAGGATTGTGGAGGCTTGTCTATCCGCTCCTTACAGATGGAATGGACGAAGATTGAGGGCAATATCCCTATCTTTGAGCGCATTATTGACATACGCTTTGCCCATAGCCCCAAGCAGACAGCAGATGACGGGGAGCGCACCCTGCAAGATGAGCTGTATGATATTGGTATTGAGACGGTTCCATCATTCGGCGCACATGAGGATGTAGGTCTAGCCAAGATTCAAGAGTGGTTGGCCTTCGATAACAAGCAGCCATTCGACAAGTTTACCAATTCCCCAAGTTTCAGAATGTCAACGGATTGCGGAAATTCAATCTTTAGCTTTATGAACTACTGTCAGAACGGGAAGAAGGATGAGCCGCTAAAGGACTTCATTGACCTTCCCCGATACGCAGCCACCCACTGCAACGGGACAGGAATCGAACACTATGACAAGACAGCATTTGAATCAACATCAACAATTGGAGGCTATTAAATATGAAATGTAAGACACTAGCAGAGGAATATGGCGTAACAGCCATGAGCATCGGACGGCTACGAAAGCAGTTCGCACCTGACGAGTCGGGAGACTTATCAGCAGAATCAGAGGAGTTTATCCGCGCATACTTCGCAGAACTTGAGTCTGATGAGGTTGTGAAGGAGATTGAGGAGGCAGTTAAGCCTCAGTTCGTAGATTCCATTTGCAGTTACACGCAAGAGGGGCGGCACGAAGTTGAGTGCAAAATCCGAAACGAAGACGGAATAGACACCATTCGGGCATTGATTCCTTTTACAAAGAACGTCTCAACCTACCAAGGGCAACCAATGCGCTTGGAAGTCATTGAGTATGACGGAGTTAAATACTATCGACACGCATCACTGTCGGGAATGGCTTGGAGTGCCACACGACTATGAGCGAATGGGGAGGAGAGTTAGACTACGTGGATGACTCAGAGTTTCGCCAAAAAAGCTTTGAGGCATGGCTAGACTGGGAGTTCCTGCAACGTAGTGTCGCCAAGCATCAGTCCGAGTGCTTTCCATCCGAGATGGGGCGTCTGTGCGGGAAGAAGACTGTCGCCTCTAGGCAGATCGTCCACCGCGCACTTGAACATGCCAGATGTTGTAACGCTTAACGTATAATGACCACAATGGAAGACGAATATCTTGAAGACTTGGCATACGTTCCCAAGGAACCAAATGTCCACAACTTGAACGAAGTCTACCGCAAGGATTTGTCAGACCACTCTGGCTATGCAGATCAGTGCGCAGACTCCTACAATCAGCGGCGCATGTGGTGGCCTGGCAAGACGCTTGACCAGAAGAAGCACCAGCTAGACGCTAAGCCGTGGCCTATGGCCTCTGACCAAGAGGTTCCAGTCATTGATCCACGCATTAACACTTTGGTAGCCCTCATCATGAACGCCATCCGTGACGGCAATATTACAGCCGCGCCAGTGAACGGCGACGATGTTGAGCGTGCTGCCAGCACTACTGTCTTCATTCGATGGATGCTGGATAGCTGGATACCGAACTCTTACGATCAGATTGAACTAAGTCTGAATGACATGTTTGAGAAGGGCATCGCAGCTACTTGGGTAGGATGGGAGAAGCGACTACGCACTCACCTGCAAGAGGTAGACCTAGAAGAGATTGCTGAGCAGTCGCCAGAGATGGTTGAGCTACTAGCAGACGAGGATCGCGTAGAAGAGGCACTTGAGATGCTTCAAGAGGTGTTCGACGGTGTGAACCCTAAACGCGCTAAGAAGGCACTAAAGCAGCTCCGTGAGAACGGCGTGGCAGAGATTCCAGTGATCAAGGGCGACATTGACCGTCCAGTGATTTCGGCTAAATGCCCACGCGCAGACATTATTTATCCGTCCTACACAATGGACGCAAAGCGGGTAGATCGAGTCCATATTCGCCACTTCATGTCCATCCAAGACCTAAGAGCATCCGTGCATTCTGAGGGATGGGACGAGGATTGGGTCGATGAGATCATCGAGAACCACATGGGCATGACGCAGCAAGAGCTAGACGGGCCTTACGGCAATCGTAATGCATTCCTAGCCAACCAATCAGCCACACTGTTCAACCTTGGCAATCGTGACGCAGAAGACCTTGTTGAGATTGTTCGCACCTTCCAGCGACTTGTTGATGAGGAAGATGGAGCCGAAGGTTACTATCAGACGGTGTGGTCACCGAGCCAAGCGGAGGGCGACGAGGACAGCATTGGTTTCGGTTTATTTGAGCTGCTGAACGGATACGACGAGTTTCCGATTGCGCTTACTACGATGTCACGCGACTCCAAGCGTATCTACGACCAGCGTAACGTCTCTGACTTGCTCCGTGGAAACCAGCGTCAAGCTAAGGTCACTCGCGATGCCTATGTAGACCAACTCTCAATTATGATGAACCCGCCCCGCACTCACCCTGCTGGGCGTCCTGCTTCCACATGGGGAGCTGGTGCAGACTTTGCGACACGTCGTGGTGAGGAAGGGCTGTATAAGACTCTTGAGGTTCCCAACACTTTGCGCGAAGGCACAGCACTTGAGGAGTTCCTGACCGACGAAGCAGACTTCATCATGGGACTCAAGGAAGGTTCGCCAATGGCGTTGCAGCGTCAGCAGTATTATGTCAACCGCGCACTCATCCACGTAGCTGAGATTGCTCGCCTAGCTTATAAGGCTTATCAGAAGTTCTACGATGGTGAGGATATTCACTTCCGAGTAACCAACAGCCCAGACCCACAGGTGTTTAACCAAGGGCCAGAGGACGAGGAGTTGGACATTAAGTTCTTCTACGATGTTCGCACCCAAGACCGTGAATATGTCAACGAGACTGTTGAGACGCTAATCAAGCTCCCTCAAGCAGACCCTACGGGAACAATTGATCCAGCCGAGGTTATCCGTGTGGCAACACACCTGGCAGCACCTCAGTTCGCATCTCGTATCCTCCGTAGCTCTGAGGCATCACGCGCAGACATTCTCAACAAGGTCAGCAAGGACTTGGCTATTATCGACTCTGGACAGTCAGTGGGCGCACAGCCTAATGGTGGTCAGATTGCACTAGAATACATCAACAACGTGTATCTACAGCAGGAGGACGTTCAAGCCAAGCTTAAAGCTAATCCGCTGTTTGCCGAGCGTCTATCTACGTACATGCAGCAATATCAATTCCAAGCGCAGCAGGAGCAGAACGCTCAGACTGGACGCATCGGAACACCGCCAACCGACCTACAGGGGATAAATACAATTGGATAATCTACCAACATACGAAGAAGCACTAGTTCATTTCCAAGCGCAAGGCCCTATGTGGACTGCCCTATGCAACGGTATTCGTGCTAGGCGAGAGGACAAGTATGCAGACCTAAAGCGGAATGCACAGACTCCGAACTGCAACCAGAAGGCAGATGACAAGGTTATCGGTGCTATGCTGGAATGCGACGATATTCTGTATGAGTTTGAGACAGAGTGGGAACTAGAAGACTGAGTGTAACGCCTTCGGTATAATGATGCCATCGACACTTCTCACGTTACGAGATGCTTAAATTATGGCTAAAGATAAATCCGACGGTAACTCTGACACCGCACTCAAGTCAGAAGAGGGAGAGTTTGACGAAATTGCCTTTGAACGGCAGTTAGCACAATCCGACCCGACACTAATCAATTCCGAAGAAGCTCCAGCGGAACTTTCTGACGAACCTGAACCAGAGGAGGAGGCTGAAGCTGAAGAAGCAGAGGTCGAACCCGAAGAGGAAGAGGGCGAGGAAGAAGAAGCCGAGGAGGTTGAAGAGGAAGAGGAAAGTGATGACGTTCTTTCTCAGATTGATTTCGACGCATTGACGGACGAGCAGAAGCAATCAATTGCTGAAGCGGTCGGCAGTGGTGCTGGAAAAGAACTTGGTAAACTACGCAGAGAGGGAAGAGAGAAGGATGACAAAATCGAATCGTTGCAAAAGCAGCTTGACGATGGACTATCCCAGATGCTTCCGTCCAACAACCCACACAGTGAAATCCATACAATGGAAGAACTCCAAGAGAAGGAAACTTCTTTAGAGGGTAATTACCGTTACATGGACAAACTGCTACGAGGCACAGAGGAGTATTTCGATATTCCAATGGTCGGTGGCGGCACAGAGGAGTGGGACAGAGCGAAAGTGGGTCAGTGGAAAGATTACTACGAGACTCAAATCCGAGCAATTCCAGCGCAGCGTAAAGCGATTAAGGAGCTAGAGAGTATCCAAGGACTCACGAACAAGGAGCTAGAGAAGGCGAAAGCCGAAGTCAAGTTCCTTGAAGATGAAGAGTCTAGTCAGTTCAAGGAGTGGAAAAAGCTCACGAACGACGCAGATTTCGCTCTAATGGCACGTGCGTTCCCAGCATTGGGAGCAAAGCTAGCCAGAGCCTTAGCGCATTCCGTAGCCTTCAAGTCCAAGAAACCAGTCAGCAAGATTAAGCTTCCCCGAAAAAAGGCGAAGCCAATCAACGGCACAACTAGTGGAGCTGCATCTTCTAAGCCCAACCGTGGGAAGAAGAAGGTCAGCGACTCAGCGCGTAAACGCTTTCAATCGGGAGATTACACCGAAGAGGATATCATGGCCTCCCTTAACATCTCATAAAGACTAAAACCAATATAACTATTACATCAAATGGCAGCATCAAATACATTCGACACTACTAATCTTGGTAGTGCGGTATCCAACACCGAGGAATTGACTCGCGGGGCATATCTCATTAGCCCTTCCAATTCTCCGTTCTATTCTAACACCAACAAGAGCAAAGCTTCTAGCATCATGCCAGAGTGGACTCTTGACGACCTGGACGATCCAGACAACACACCAATTGCCGAAGGCGCTGATGCCGTCGCATTTGATGACGAATTCAAGGATCAAGCACGTGTATTCAATTACATCCAGACGCTCCAACGTAACCCGAAGGTCACTGACGACCAAGAGCTTGTGGACAACGCTGCTGGCGTAAACTACGCTGGTGCAGTAATGAAGGCACTCAAGGAGCTTAACCGTGACACTGAGAAGGCATTGCTTTCTGCTAATGCTCGCGGCATCTCTGGTTCGGTTCGCACTTCCGCTGGTCTTGCAGATCAACTTAGCGGTGCATCTGGCATCTTCCCAGCAGAGTACGAAACTCCAGCAGCACAAGTTGTTACTGGTGGTTCCGCTCCTACGGAAACTAATGTTGACACTGTCCTCCAGTCGATGTTCGACGAGTCTGGTGAAGATTCTAGCGTTCGCATCTACGGTGGTTCTGCTTGGATTCAAGCATTCGCTAACAACACAATGCGCCTCACAAGTGCTTCTGACAACTTCCGCACTCAGGTTAATCTGAACGGCGAGAAGGGTGTCATTAAGAACAAGATTCGCATCTACGAAGGTCAGTTCGGTACTGCCGAGGTCGTGAACCTCAACAGCAAGACCCTTACTGATACAACTAACAAGGACATGGCTTACTTCATCAATCCTAACTACGTCGAGATTAAAGAACTCGGTGGGTTGATCCAGAAGGAACTCCCTGATCTTGGTGGTGGTCGTCGCAGCACGATCCGTCGTAAGTTCACTCTTTGTGTTAAAAACCCACGCGCACACGCATACTGGGATACAATCGCTTAATCTTAACCAAGGAGAATTAAATTATGGCTAACGTAGCAGTATCAAAAACAGCAATTCCTAATTGCACACATGCTTCCGTCGATGAAGTGATCGTCCAGAATATCCGTTATTCTGACATCGTAAACGGTGGAACATTCGCAGACAATGACACAGCAACTCTGACAATCCCAGTTTCGGCTGGAGACACAGTTGTTGCTGCAAGCGTCAAACTCATCACTGCCTTTGATGACAGTGGTGCTGGCGACGAGTTGAACATCACAGTTGGTGACGGCGCAGATGCAGATGGTTACATCGCAAGTGCTCAGCTCCACGCAGATGCAACAGAAATCAGCACAGTGTATGGCACTGGTGATTTGCTTGACGGAACTACTTCCGACTTCAAGCACTACACAGCCGATGACACCATCGACATCCTCCTCACTCCCAACATCTCCACTGGCACAGACTACAATCTGGGCGAGTTGACTGCTGGCGAGGTTGAAGTCAAGGTCGTTATCCGTAAGGCTTAACCCCTAACAATTGGGGGGAGTGGGCAATTCCTGCTCTCCCCTTTTTGTAGACTTGACAGATAGGTTATCATAGACGCATGAGCAAAGAACTTACAGAAGAACAAAAAGACGAGGGAGCACGCGACTACTGGTCAATGGCAGTTGAAGCCGCTCTTTACGCTAACCTTTACTTTCAAGATGATCTCTCCCAGACAGCATGGGATGAGAAAGACGTTGTTACTGGAGCTGGTCGCCTAGTGGCAGTATTTGACCAAGACGAGTATGAGTGGCTTGAAGCCCAATACGGAAAGGGCATTTGCCTAAATAAAGAGTTCGTCATGGATTATCGACGACTACGCAACCAGGACTTCCTGGCAACACCATCATCTACCTTTGGAACTTCCTAATGTTAAGCACCCGAACATACGACGAATTTATAGCACAAGTCAGCGCACTTTGCATGAAGGACTTCTCCGACAAGGACGAGAAGCGGATTGCAACACTTGGAAATCTGGCAGCTAAGCGTGCCTACAAGGAGTCGCAATGGTGGGAACGATGGTTGGTAGCCTCTGAACCTCGCACGGCTACTAGAGGACGCGTAGATGCCTCTGAGGATAGTTTCTATGTGTTCGGCGCAGGGACAGCAGCAGTCAACGGTTTGTATGTTCGTAATGGTACAGTGAACGGCAAGGCTGCTTACACGCTGTATGACACAGACGGAACTACGGCATTATACGACATTGAGTGGGACAACTCCACTGACTGGCAGATTCTTTCAGCGGCAGACGCTATTATTTACGATGTCACAGACAGCTCCACGACACCTCCGCTTACGGGATGGGCGTCTAATACGGGAGAAGACCCGTCACCGATCCTAACAGACGTAGCCGACATTGATACCTACATGCTGATTAGCAGCACTGATACAATCCGTGATAGCTCTAGCCGTCCGATTCGATTCTATGTAGATAGCTCAGGTGCAAATCTACGCACAAATGATGCACCCACCACAGTTTGGGTGACGTACAAGAAGACTTTCACTGACGTATATGGCGACGGAGAGGCGGGGACTGTTTCGGACATTCCTGCTGAGTGGTTCAACTACATGACGCTCTATGCTGCGTATATGTATCAATCCTCTCAGCGTCAGAACAATCCCAACTCAGCCTATACGCTCGCACTCAGGGAGGTTGAGGCCGCACTTGAGGATGAGTTGATTCGCCTAGAAGATCAGCACATCACGGACAATTTAGCTAAGAACATTTACACTCACCTTTCACAAAACCAATCACTAATCTAATTATGAGCGATTCAAGACGAAACAATACATTGGAGTTCTCCCACCAAGGGGGCGTTGTCGTAAATGACACCACAGCAACTACTGGTAACTTTGGAGCTATTCAAGTAATCAATGACGCTGTGTTCTCCGCAATCACTGCACCAGAATATACGAATGCATCTGACTTGACCACAATCACCATCACGGCTGGCACAGTTCTGTATGGTCGATTCACAGCATTTACGCTCACCTCTGGTGTAGTCGTAGCACACGCATACTAATATGCCATCACTTGGTCTAGGTCTAGGTCTGCATAAGGGCGTCCCT